TCACTTTCCCATGAAATTTTAACAACGCTATCAGATTTAACATCAATTTTTTGTCGTTCAGTAAATAAAGAGCTAAGTCTAGGTGCTAAAAATTTAAGCCAATCTTTTTTCTCTCTTATAAATAGTAGTTCATTGGGAGATAAGTCCATATGCTCAGTATCAAATATTTCTAACATCTTCTCTACTAAAGTTTTTATTCCTATTTCTTGAGCCTTATTAAACTCAGCTTTGAATTTTGGATTTGTTTCTAAGTAATTGTAAAAAGTTTTCAAGTTGGTCTTTAAGGTGTCTTTGATTACGATATTTGTTGTTTTTCCATTGTAAATATCTTCTAGAATAGTATTTTGTTCTATATCCGAAAGCACTAGATTTTTGTTCTTCGGCTTGGATATACTCTTTGATTTGGTCATAAGTTTTATCTTTAAAATTCTTTAAGTTTTTTAATCGTTTAATCTTTGCATCTATACTTATATTAGTATTCTTAAAAAGTCCTTTGTATTTTCTTGTTTTACTATCCACACTTTGTGAGCAACCATGGAATCTGCATAGGTATCTTTTAGTAGTAGGTGTAAAATATCCTTTGGCTCTACATCTCTTACCACTAGTCTTTGCTATCGCTTCGCAATAAATCTTTTGACTTAATCTTCCTGTCATGATCCCTCTTTGTTTTACTTACCTTTTGTTGGTATCCAAAATGTGATTTCTTCCTTATATCATTCATTATATTTCTAGGTAAATCAACCAACGCACCATTGCCTTTACTATCTTGGACAATCATGGCTTGCTTTACATAAAAAGGGTTATCTTTTTCATTCAATGCTTTAGAAAGAGTACTTCGGGGGAGAGTAGACAATTTATCTATAATTACATTCTTATCTCCACCTTTACTGACTACCTCTTTTACTAAGTTAGATATGATAGTTTCTTTAATGGTAGTTCTATTAATATCGGTCATCATGAAACGTGGTATGTGTTTTGATGACACATCATAGTGTCGTGATGATACATCATGCTTTTTATTAACAAGATAGTCTGGATTTATAGTATAAAGCAAAGTAGATTTAAGTCGTTTAGTCTTTAAGATACCAACCTCTTGTAGTAATTCAGTACATCTATATATAGTAGATCGAGATAGGCAAACCATACTAGATATAGTGGCTTGTCTGGGATAGCATTGACCATTCTGTGAATTAACAAACTTTAATAGTGCTATGAGGATTAGCAATGAAGATGATCGGTATTCTTCTGGTATCTTTTTTATCCTCTCATCATCAAAGAGTTTAAATGGTATTCGAATATGCGGTAAATATTTTTGCATAGCCTTATGGTTTGTGCTTACATACTTTCTGATGCTCTGCCTGTAGATGAAACAAAGTACCGACCCATTCCTGCTCAGACATAGCCTTTAATGGCTCAGAGATAGGGTATTTTTGAGCAACTCGGAACTCCAGAGTATCATCTGCCACATCTTTATAATACACTAAATAAACGGGTATATTTAAGCCTTTACCTATCTGCTCTACTATGTTGGTGTATTTCTTTTTATCAGAACCTGTGTCGTATAGATGTTCAATAATCGCAAGGGGTTTCCAACAACCTTTATTCTTACAGATTTCTACACTATCAATATCACACATAGCGATCCCATCCCAAAGCCTATGCCATTTAGAGTATAAGTCTTTGTCGAAATATTTAGCAAATCTCATTGTTTATCTTTTTTATCGTGGAATACTTCATACCAAGTATTACAACTATCACATTGATACATACTCACTATATTGTGTTCTGAATCTGGGTAAGTATCTTCTGTATCGTAATCGTTATTCCATCTTACTTTTTTATTACAGTAAAAACATTTCATTCTGGTTTATATAAACTATAAGTTAGTGTTAACTCATCATTTGGCATGATATCTTTTGTTGTTTTTAAATACCATTTATTATTAACTTCAACTCTCACACAATTAGATTGTTCAGCATGGTTAATAAAACCACCTAAAGCAGTTCTGTATAAAGTATCATCAACTTTAATGTGTGATATACCTAATTCAGTATCTTTTTTAATTTCTCTTGTAGCAAACAAACCTAAACCATCAATAAAACTAGGTTTAATAGTACAGAATATAGGTAGAGGATTGTAAGCCATTAGTCGTAATACTTTTCTTCTAAAGTTTCTTTGTCAATTTTATATTTATCTATAAGTTTCATGGCTAATTCAAACTTACCTTTTTCCCTACACTTCATAAGTATAGATTTTAATTGAAATATTTTATCTGTTCTTGTTTTCATTTTTTTCTTCGTTGTTTGTGATTGTAATTCTTGTAAGCCAATAATTTGTTTTAATGTATCTATCTCTTTCTTTTGTGATTCAATGATAACCTCTAAATCATTAGAAATATTTTTAGATAATCTTAATTTTTGTTTTAAGGTTTTAATCTTACCATCATAATCAATAAACATATCTGTATCTGTCATTTTAATACCTCTATTTTTTTTACTACTGAACGTGGAAATGTTGTTACTGTGCCGATAGTTAATTTATCTCCGTCATAAGAATAAGATGTAAATATCTTAACCATTTTTTTATCTTTAAAATAAAGATAGCCGGTATCTTCACACCAACTATAACAAAGTTTATCAACGTCAACTAAATCATCAAACCATGATGGGTCTGTAACAATGTCTTGCCAAATAACTTTAACTCTTTTGTATTTAAATTTAGGTTTAGATGAAGTCATAAAAATCATTCGGTTGCACTTGCTTATCTGTACCTAAATATATTTTTTTCATCTCGCCTTTTCTGGGTATGCGTTGACCCTCTTTGTACCGCCATACGTTTGTGCTAGGATTTATATTTATTATGCCAAACTTTTGAGCTGTCTGACCACAGCTTAATTTGTTTTTTTTCATCCAATCTGATAATTTCATTGTTTCCTTTTTTATTGTTTTGATTACTGTTTAATAACCAATAAGGTATAGTTATCCACAAATCAAGTAAAAAGATTTATATAGACATAGTGGAAAACTCGTATATAAATAACTCAAACAACTATGAAATCAAAAGAAATAGATAAAGCATTTTCATTCTTTAATGGTGGTAAAGGATTAGAGCATTGGTCATACTCGTCTACATCTACACCCTTTGCTAAAAATTTAATTAGCTATTCATTCTCACAAGATGTCAGAAGAAAATTTGCATTTAGATACAAAGCTAACTTTGGTAATTTAGTAAACAATACTGTGCAAAGATTAATTGGAAATAAAATTTGGAAACAAGAAAACAAATCTATTACAGATTGGGATAGAGATTATAAAGTTTCATTTGAAAAAGAATTAGAATACATAAATCAAAAACCACCAGTAGATGACAAAGATGCTTACGCAAAAGAACAGATGATAGACTTTGCTCACGATTGTATTGGAGTAACTAAAAAGGTGGTGCAAGATATTACCGGTAAGAAAGATTTAGAATGTGAACGTCATGTAAGAAAAAAAGAAATGACAATGATTAAAGAAATTTTAGGTAAGATAGATTATGAAACAGATGATGTTATTATAGAATTAAAGACGAAGCCACCTAATATTAGAAAAGTTAATGGCAAACAAGAATGGAAGATGATGTCGCAACAACTTCCAACTGAGCCAACAATAGAAAATTTAACTCAAACTGCTTTTTATTATATGTGTGCTAAGAAGAAACCTTTTTTAGTTTACACCAATGATAAAGAACATATTATTTTTGACGATAAGCATGAGTTAATGCGTACCGACCACCTCGAATTTCTTTACTTTAAAATGGTAGAGAAGATTTTACTTTGGGAACGAATGATAATGTTCTGTAAAGGTAATCTTTCTGAACTTGCATTAATGTGTGAGCCACCAGATTTACACCATTATTTTTATTATAAAGATTTAGCTACAGAACAGACACAATTAATAAGTAAGCTATGGGGAATTAAGAATAACAACTAACAGAAAAGGAGAACTATGTCTTGGATGCTATATAAAACAAAAGTTGTTGCAACATACACTTTTATTTACGCACAAAAAGTTTGGGGTCTATTACCATTCTAATAATAAAAACAACATAAGGAAACAATGAAGAAAAATATATATCAAAAACTACACTCAGCTTGTTTACAAGCGGGTGCAGTAAAGAAAGCAGATAAAGTAAAAGGGATGCACTTTAATCCTTTACTACATGATGCAGTACAAGAAGTTGCTACACAATCATTGCTAGACAATAACTTGTATGTGACTTGTAATTATCTAACAGAAGTTATGGATAAAGCAGATGCGATCATGGTGGTGTGTACAATGAAAGTACATGACATTGACGACCCAACTAGTTTTGTAATAGTTGATGGTTGTTCAGCAATGGGAGCAATGGATAAGTTTGGTACAGGTAATGCCATGTCTTATTCAA